GTCAACGGCTCTGCAAGCATCCTTATCTTACCTATCCTCCCTTTTGGAGCAGCCATCAAACCGGACACGACCGCGGCAGGTACTATCAGCATTAATGGAGCCGCAGTTACTCAGGCTACCTCTGCAGCAATAAATTATCGATGGGTACCAATTTGTTACTATCCAGACACACTTCCAACAGACAATGACAATATGAATCCGTCACTTACATCCACACAACCAATATCCTCTAGGCTACGCATAGTTGGTGTAGCTTATAGGCTTATCACGACTTCACCAGCAACTTCAGTAGCTGGTGTAATTCAGGTTGTGTCATCCGAACTACCAACTGAAATGTCTCAGGTGAATCCAATACCCGTAGAAACAACTGATCCCAGTGAAGGTGGCCCTGTAGTATTTGCAGCCAACACTGTGGATTCTATCATGGTTGACGTCAATACCTCTGAACGTTTTCAAGCTATAGTACCTGGTACTGTGCAAATGCGGCCTGAACAACAACCACAGGGAGTACTACGCCATGCTGGTCCCTACATGTGGGGAACCATGCACGAATCACCATACCTACCAATATCTGGCACATCTAACGGTCAAGCTTTCTTCACTCATGGAGGAGGTGAGAATATTGGGAAGTATGGAGCCGTTTCTTATTGGGATTCTACATTCAATGCCACGCGATTGCGAATAACAACACCTAGTAGTGTTGCGTTTAGGCTTGAAACTGTCATTTGTGTCGAATACGTAATGAACGCAAATAGTCCTTTCGCTAGAATAGCTACTCCTCCAGTAAGGGTTGATACTAGATCTGTGGAGGCTGTAGACATAGCGGTCGCTAAATTGCCCGCCGCTGTAACGCCACAACAAAATCAGAACTTCATTCAAAAGTTCGTACGATCAGTGGCAGCAGCAGCACCTATAGCGGGTATGGCTTTTGGACCTACGGGCGGGGCCATAGGATCTGGCGTGGCAGCTATTACGGATGCTCTCGCCAATCTTCTCTAATCATTTATACAATAGTCTACGAACCAACCAATCCAACTTGAGTAAGAATTAGGAATGATCACCACAAATCGGTCCTATAACTCGGGTTTAGAACTATGGCTAAACTCTTTTTCGTGATTGGTATGGCATGGTGAGCCACTTTTGTTGTTCGTAAATTATACAATTATACATTTAATCGACATAACATAACAAATAGAAATCAAACTTAACAATAAACTTATATATACTTATACAACAAAACTTTTAGTGGGTCCATAATGATTTGATTAAAATTCTATATATATTTGTACACTAGTTTTAGATTTATAAATGCTCCTTGGATACATGTAAACAACTCGCATACTACATTTGGGACCTGGGAAATCCCATCTAAAGATTAAAGCGATGCTGGGCTAGGATCATTCAAAACAGACTTGAAGAGTTAGGTATCAATTCAAGTCATTACATATTATATACTAAGGCGAGGATGGTAGTGAGT